CTGGGCTTTTTCCATCCAGAGCTGCATGTAGCAAAGGAGGATGATTTCCTCGGCTGTGAATTGTGGCTGAATCTGCGGCTGCTGTTCGGTTGGTGCTGTTTTTCCCTGGCTGAAATAGCAGTCTTCCAGTTTTTCGAATACTTCCCACGCCTGATCGGTTTCGAGCATTTTTGCGTGACGGGCTGCGCCGCGTTCTGTCCAGAGTATGAGCGAGCGGGCTTTCGGGGAAATTTGTAACCCTCTTAAAGATGGTTGCAAATTTTGTGAGTTACTTAAAGTAACCCGCAAATTTTTCAACTCATCACCAACAACCTTGAAAAAGTGTTTACCCTCAACAAAACGCTCGGAATTACGGGTGTAATTTACTTTGATGTTGTTGATCTCGGTACAGTAAAGCTGTGCCAGTAACTCGGTAGTGATAACGGGAATTTGGTTGTGTGTAATTGGGGAAAGAGTTTCGACAGAAATCTGAGTGGCCATAACGATAACTCCGTACATTTGGACATTATCGCCACCGTCAGGTGCTAATCATCGTGGTGGCGAACTGTGCGGGGTTAGCACTACCGGGTACGGAAACCGGCGAGCCTTTCGGCTCCCCCACACAGCCCGCCATAAATCGCGAATGTGACTGTGCAAACGATATGAAAAAAGACGCGGGCGCGTCTCATATCGCTCCGTAAACATCCGGGGTGCTAATCCCGACGCCAGATTTTGCTGGCGTGCGAAGAATATAATCCCGGATACGTGACGTTGTCAAACTGATGGCATTGCAGATCCCTACACAATGTAATACTATGTGTTATACATTAATAACGGAACAAAAAATGCGCATTTTTAAAAACGCCTGGTTTGAGCGATTTGCACGCAAAAACAAAATATCCGACCAGTCACTGCGCGAAATTGTTAAACAGGCTGATAACGGGCTTATCTCAGCAAACCTGGGTAACGGCGTTATCAAGCAACGTCTGCCACGAGTCGGTGGCGGCAAATCTGGCGGTTATCGCACAATCATTTTCTATCGCGTCGGCACAAGGGCCTTTTTCGTATATGCATACGCAAAAAATGAACGTGAAAATATAACCGCTACTGAGGAAAGTGCATTTCGGAAGGCGGCTCCTCACGTACTCAATCTAACAGATGAACAACTGGCACAACTGATTCTACAGGGTCAGTTTACGGAGGTACCCAATGAGTAAAAATTACCGCAGTGATGCGCTTGCATCCGTACATGAAATGATGGAATCGCTTCATGATATCGGCGCAGTAACGAAACAGACTATGCGAGAATTCGATGAAACTTGTCTCCAGCCAGCGCCGGTAATGTCTCCGGAAAGGATCCGTGCACTGCGCGAACGAGAGCATCTGTCTCAACCTGTTTTTGCCAGATACCTCAACGTCAGTAAAAACCTGATATCAGACTGGGAACGTGGTGTAAAACGGCCGGGAGGTGCCGCTCTTCGCCTTCTTTCAGTCGTAGAGAAAAACGGGATACAGGTAATATCATGATACTCCAATACAACAAAACCCGCCGAAGCGGGTTAAGTGCGGGTGCGTTGAGGATGCCTGACACATCAGAGGTGGCGAGGGATTTCTCCCTCGCCTGGTCTCTTACTCCTCAGGTTCGTAAGCTGTGAAGACAGTGACCTCCGTCTGGCCGGTTCGGATTCGTACCTCGCAGAGGTCTTTCCTCGTTACCAGTGCCGTCACAATGACGGTAATACAGATGACGATCAGGGCGACTAACATCGCCTTTTGCTGCTTCATAGCCTGCTTCTCCTTGCCTTTCGGCGCGTAAGAGGCTAACCTACATGTGTCTAGCATAAAATTGGCCTCAGATTAATGTTAGGCGTCTTGCAGGACGCGTAATGTTAACTGGGGCTTTTCTCTGTCTGCCTTACGGTGGCATGCCCGAGGCAGACAGCCTCAAGCACCCGCAGCAATTCTACTTAACTCTCGCTTTACCGCAAACCGTTTTTACCCGATATGGGAATTCCCATATCGTAATGAATTCAGTTCCCTAGTCGATCCATCAAAAACACAACCAGGCAGTAAACGCCCACAACAGCAATAACAGCCAGCGCACCTTCCATTGCCAGTGATATATCATCCGACATATTCCCTCCTTTGGTGTTAATCCCGGCGAACGTTTTTACCCCCACCGACAAATAACATATACTAAAAAAGCGATAGCCATAGCAACGCCTGTAATTGCAAATGCTTCAGGCCAGTTCATTGGCGCACCTCCTGCGGCGGTTCTGGTAGCGGCATCCAGTCGGTTACATTGCGGCTCTGTGTTTCGAAAAATTCATCACCATCACGGACTACATCAAAAAACTCACCGTCTCGATATTGCGCATAAAGAACGAATGCGCCATCACATAAAATAATTACGTGCTGACCGTCATCCGGCATTCGCTCACTACAGCTTATCCAACCATCCAGAGTTACCGGATGGTTGGTTGACGTTTCCGAGATTTCCCGAAAATTATTGGTTGACGAACCCTTCTTTTCCCGAAAGTTTCCAGCCTGAAGCATGGCGGCGCTGTCTGGCGGGGCAGCATATAGCGGCACGTATATTTCCGGTTCCTTATCAGCACCGGGTTGCTCTTCCAGTGAGAATGTCTTTCCGGTAAATCGATTCATATAAAGCACGGGCTCTGCTTCCAGCGAAGCCTGAGCAACAAGGGCCAGTGCTAAATCCAACTCAATTGCCTCGAGAGAATTTTTGAATGCTGTCTGTTTTACTGCAAATTTCATCGCCTTTACATTTTCACTAACATGACTGATTAACTGCTCTTTTGTAAAAGTGGTCATCTCATTCTCCTTTGATGCGAATGCCAGCGACAATTGAAGCCTGATAGCTAATTCACTCACAGTACCGCCTCCTGAAAATTCCCCTGATAGAAAGCCAGCACACGCTGCATAACTTCGCTCTGGCGGCACTCACGACAAATTATGTTCTGCCGTCTGTTGTAACGACGTATTTCTCCGTCAGGTAACTTTCGAATCAGTGTCGGGTCAGCAGCCTTCTCCGGTGTCTTACGCCATACGCGATACGCCTGCTCTGATGGAAATACCCCGCAATCAGAGAGCCAGACATCACCACTGGCCGCAAGCGCACCAGATAAACGACGAATAGCGGTCTTACTGACACCCGTTTTATCTGCCAGTTGTCGAAAAGTTTCTCGTCCGCTCAGGCGCACGAATTCCACAATGCGCGCCTTCACTTCTTCCCGCTCTTCTGGTGTAAATACTTTTGCCATAAGCGCCTCCGGCAATCACTTTTCCGATACAACACGGCGGGAAGAATCAGTAATCTGTCGAACAATATCCCGGTGCTTGTTCAGCTCCCGCAGCGCGGCACAGACACGCTCCCACTTCTGGACCTGTTTTTGGGCGCGACGAAGTTCTCGACTGGCAGCATGCAGCGATGGAAGCATCACCAAACTGGCAGATTTTTCGGTGAATGATGGAACTTCTCGGATAAACTCATCTGTACTGGCCTTTGCCGTGCTCTCTGATGCCAACGGAAAACGATTCATTTCATCGCCTGCCGCGCTGTTTTCTGCGTCATGGTGTGATTGCTTATTCTGCGATGATAAAGCGCTCAAATCGCCGTTTTCGACATCAGGCATTTTGTAACGGAATTTTCCGTTGCTGATCTCGCGTACCAGGCGTCTCGTTGCTGTTACCACCGCCAACGTGGAAGCAACCTTACGAGTGCTGACACCGAACTTCCCCGCAAGTTCCTCACACGTTTTAGCCCCATCCTGACCGATAAACTCAATCATCATGTCTGCGGTAACTTTTGGAGCGACCTCTTCGGTTACCACATCCGGCGCTTCAGGTTGTAGTGCCTGCCCTTCGGTTACCCCGGCTTCACCTTCGACAGCCAGAAACCAGGTGTGACCCGTTTTATCAACAACGCCATTTTTTTTGAGCTCCCACAGTTCGTTGAGAACTTCTTCACGGCTGATATCAAGCCGCGCCGCCAGTTCAACAGAATTGGCTTTTCCCATCGCTTTCAGTGCATGCAGTACGGTTTCCATCGAAAATTTACCTCGTCAAAAATTCTCACATACCCTGACGCCCAACGTTTGATCGCCAGCTCTCCCAGTTAAAATTCACCCAACGACCACCGTTCATGGTCATACGGTCCATCACCCGCTCGCCGAGGAGTGTGCTCATCGCTGCGTGATTCAGGTTCGTCAGCATCCCGACACTGCGCAGTGATGCCGTCCGGCGGTCAACAATCTGGTGCAGTACCACCTGCTCGTTTTTCGTCTCACGCTGGATGCCAATTTCGTCAAGAACCAGGAGGTCCACTTCGCACAGTTCACGCAAAAATTTTTCCCCTGACAGTCCGTCGTCATAGCTGGCATGTAACGCGCTCATCACATCCGCCACGGTGACCACTATCACGGATTTACCGGCATTCAGCAGACGATTACCCACAGCCGCCGCCAGATGATTTTTTCCGGTTCCCGGATTCCCGCTGAACACGAAGTTTGTATAACCGGTCATCAATTCATCGGCAATGGATTTCGCCTGGCTCAGAGCATGGCGCTGACCGTCGTTCTGCACCCGGTAGTTCCCGAATGAGCACTTCCTGTGAAGCGGCTGGATGCCCGCACGGTTCAGGATTTTTTCAACCCGCGCCTGATGATTCAGGCGGTTAATTTCCTCGCTGCGCTTACGGCCCTCAGCCAGTTGCCATTCCCGCCATTCGTCGGTCGTCCGGAACGGTGCTGCCACGTGCGGTGGTGCCAGACGGCGCACCCGTTCAAGAATCCCTCCTGTCGAAATGTTTTTCATGGCTGATTACCCCCTGAAACCCGGCGGAATTTCGGTGTCCGGTTCAGAAATGTGATTCACGCAACGCAGGCTGACTGCGCCAGCCTTCGGCAGCGACCACGGATTTTCGAAATTCCTGTTCGGGCCAAAAAACGTCGATGCCTGCTGAACAAATTCAGTTCCCGCTTTCCCGGTAGCCTCCAGGTATCTTGCGTAACGCCTCACGCCATCCAGCACGACATCCGGTGACACCCCTTCGCGTAATCTGGCCCTCCAGGCATTGAACGCGGATTTCTTCGGGTTTGACCCTGCCCGATGCGGATATTCACGCCAGACCCGTTCGAACACGTCAGGATAATCAACTCGTCCCGCAGACGGTCCCGGCATCGCCCGGGTTAACCCAATCGGCTTCCCGCTCATCGCGGAATCGGCTTCAGGCTGCTGCGGTTGGCGTTGTTGCTCCGGTTCGACGATCAGCACCTGCTGCACACAACGCCCGGAATCTGCTTCCGGTGTCGTGCCAGCTGGTCCTGGACGTTCAGTCAGAACAGGACAAAAATCCCCCCGTGGGTCCGTGGCGATTTTTTCGCCATGGACCAGAAGGGTTTTATCCCTTTCCTGTTCTTGTT